CCGAAACGATAAATCCAGTATTTTCAACTGGAGGTTAGACTGTAGTGCGGGCTTCCCACCAGTCATATTGAAGTGTTACTTGGAAGTCTTCAATCTGATCGTTGGCGTCCCAAGCAAGATCAATTTGTGTAACGGCTGACGGCCATACGCCAATCAAGTCATATTCCTTGATAACGTCGCCAATCTTGCCGTACTGTTGCACGGTAGCGTTGACCTGGAATCCCGGAGCTAATTGAGCGGCAGGATTACGGAGGTTGCTAAAGTGTCCGTTGATTGCGTTGCTCCAAACTTCAAACGCATCACGAAGCTCAAAGCCTTCGTCATTGATGACTGTAACTTGCCACTCAGGGAATGTACGGTCTCCCGGCACCTTGATCTGACGACCAAAGTAAGGAACCGGAACGACGCCCATTTCTTCAGGCGGCAGAGAAGCGGCTTTGCACATGAAGGAGAATAATTCGGTCTGTGCTGTTGCAAGAGATACGGCAGGAAATGGCAGAAGGACTTGGAAAAGATTCTGCTTAGTTCCTTGGTATACCAGCTTTGATTTGAAATCATTTACTGTAAAAGGCATGTGTGTTTTGTAACCTCTCTCCTATTTAGAAGGGAAGTTGGTAAGTCCCTTAGAAATTACCAACGATCTCCGAAAAGTCTACACCCGTAGCAACAGCGACAAAGTTGAGTTGGATGAAGTTGATAGAACGTGCTGGCTTAATGTAGATATCGCCAACGAACTGATTTGCGTCCACAATTTCTGGTGTATTGTTAGTGCTGTCGCAGACTACACGATAGTCGTAGATACCACGACGGCCCATAACTTCACGCAAGTAAGGATCAACCATGTTCACAAACTGTGCTTGTGTGAACTGATCGTTGAACTCGAACAAGGTGTACTTGGAAGCCGTAGAAATTGCCTTCTCCAGAACGATGAACAAGCGGCGAACGTTGATTCTGTCGAATGCACTTGGCTTCGTCAACATCGTCTTGTCACCAAACAGGAGGGTTCCCTGTCCAGCTTCGGTCATGACCGGGTTTACACCGGCCTGATACAGAAGGTCACGATATGCTTTGCGTGGGTTCCATGCCAATCTTACAACGTTGTTGATAAAGCCACGGTTGTAACCGGCTGGAGACCACCACGGATCACGCTGTTCGTCAGTACGGGCGCACAAGCCAGCGATGTCACCGTTGAGCGGAACCCAACGATACAGGTCGTTGTACTTGTCATACTGGTACTTCCAACCACTGTCCATGACAGAGTAAGAAGAGCTTGGCAGCAAGTTACGAGCAGCGATGATATCAGCAGCTTCGTTTCCTGCGTTGTCTACGACTGCGGCCTGTGGCGGCGAAATGAATGCCACACAGTCGAGTCTGTATTCAGCCACGTCATTGATAAGGTAGAGGGCCGTTTCTTCCCAATTTGCATCAGGACCGCCACTTCCACCGCCGCAATCACCAGCGATCAAAAGCGAAATGTCAATGTCTTCGCCAGAGCGGAAGAGAGCATAACCAGCAGGAGCACCAGAAGTGTCTGCCTGATAGTCGCCAGCTTCCAACAGGTCGTTTGCATCAACACCACCGGCAAGCTGCAAGTAAAGTTCGCCGCCAGCCAATGCTGAGATTGTACCCTTTGCTCCAGATGAGGTTCCTGTGATGACCATTGCATCTACGAATTGTCCGCTGATCGGAGCAACCGACAGAACCGGACCATTCACAGCAAGAACCGTTGCCGAAATTGGATAGCCGCTACCACCGCTGTTCACAGTGTAGCTTGTGATTTGACCGCCGACAATATTTGGTGTGATGGATGCGCCGACTCCAGGTCCAAGAATCGTGACCGTGGCTGCGGTATAACCAGTACCAACTGCGGTTGGCGTCAAAGCTGTAACACGTCCAGTGCCGTCAATCGTGACGACTGCTGTTGCGCCGCTTCCTGTTGGAACGATAGAAGCTGTTACGCCGGTAGAGTATCCAGATCCACCATTTGTTACAACGATGTTCGTAACTACTCCACTGCCGTTGACAACTGCTGTTGCGGCTGCTGCACTTCCGCCACCACCAGTGATGCTGACGGTTGGGACTGCAACGTAGCCAGATCCACCAGTGAGAACCGGGATAGAAACAACCTGTCCGGTATTCAGAGAAACTGTTCCAGGTGCGCCGCCACCACTTACTGCGGTGAATGCGATGGTTGCCGTTGTTACATTGGCCGACGTGTTGGTGTCGATCACAATGCTCGTGACCTGACCCTTCGTAGCACCGGAAGTTCCGATTGTGGTGTGAGCCGTCACGCTTCCAGTTGCGCCGCCATCCAATGTGATGACAACGGTAGGAGCGATAGAATAGTTAGAACCACCAACGATGCTGGTGAATCCAGTTACCGTTGCTGATCCTGGGGCACCAGTAAGGGTAACTGTTGCCGATGCTCCACTTCCAGCGACCAACGATGCTGTTGCTGATGTATAACCAGTACCAGGATTCGTGACCGTGTAACCCGTGATGACTCCGCTTCCGTTGATGACTGCGACTGCTGTTGCGCTTGCGCCGTCACCAGAAATTGCTACTGTCGGAGGAATCGTATAGCCAGTACCAGCGGTGCCTACTGCGATGGCCTTTACGCCACCTTTGCCAGCACCGTCACCGACTACAGGTGTGCCAAGAGTTGCGCCACTACCGGAGGAAACTACCGCTCCGGCGGCGTCACCAACTACTTCGCCAACCACAAAGGTTCCTGTGATTCCCGTCATGGTGACCTTTTCAGAAGTTGTCTGATAGGTCAAAGTCAGGTCGCTTGAACCCCAATTGACTGATGTGCTGATTCCAAGATCCTCTTCCGTAGGATGTCCCATCCACCAGAGGTAATTCGACTGACGATTGACGACTTCCGGGTAGTACATCGTGGTGCCATCTTCATACTTGGCTGCGGCGCACTTGGAGACAAACGGGAAGATTTCGAGAACCGTTCCTGCTGTTCCGCTCCAGATGCCAAGAGAGTCAATGACCACAATGTGCATTTCGTCGTTCATGCCGCCGCCCTGTGCTACCAAGGAAGATGTGTTCGGAGCAGAACTGAAATTCAATTTGTATGCCCAAGAGCCGAAGCTGTCAGCGTCGGCAATGGATACGGCTAGGCTGTTACCAAGGTCGCCAGGAAACTTTGCGGCAAACATACCATAAAGAATCGGGCTGCTCGGAGTTGGAAGTTCACCATTGGCCTGTCCGCTTGCAAAGTTGTTCAGGTAGTTATCTTCATTCGTGATGAGGATACCAGATCCGCCAAGACCTTCTGCGGCACCCGTTGTTGCATTCTTGTGACCAACACTGCCACCCTTGATGACACGCACAGTTTGGAGTGCGTTTCCGTAGCTAAGAAAATTGGCAGCACTGAACCAGCAATCTGCTGTGTTATTATCTGGCTTACCAAATGTACTCAGCAGCGTAAGTTCGCTGTCAATAAGTATCGGTTGATTTGCTGGACCCCAACGAAATGGACCGGCGATTGCTCCGACAGTCGTAGCCACTGCCGGGATGATAGTCGTCAGATCAATTTCGGTGACCGTTACGCCAGGACTGATTGAAAAACTCATGTTTTAGTCTCCTTCTT